CTTTGGGCGCTCGACCGGTTCCGGCGCCGGAACCGCGATGATCCTGCGGCCTTCGCACCGGATCGTGCCGCGCGCCTCGTTCTTACGGAACGCACGGCTGATCTCCTGTTTGCTCTTCATGCACTTCGGGCGAAGGTCGGGGTTTTGGCGCATCGCGCTCAGCTTCTCGGCCGTGACCTCCTGAATCGGCATTCCATCCTCCAGGCAGCCCACAAACAGCCGGCAGTCGGTCTGGTCGAGCGGCCGCGCCTTATCCGGGTCCCAGTCGGACACGGCGTGATCCGAGGCATTCCCCCAGGAGAAATACCGCGCGAACGTGTACACGCGCTCCGAAAGGCAGGCTTCGCTGTTGCCCATCACAACCACCATCGCCGCCTTGAACTCTGGCGAGTACGGCTGCGGCACGCCTGCCAAAAACTTCGAAGACTGCTGCTGACGCGATCTGTGACCCATCTCCCAAATCCCCTCTTGCCCACACCCGAAAAAAAAGTTCAGGCAACGGGATTTGGCTGTGCTAGGCTATCTCTAGCCGCTCCTCACCGTGGCCTCTGTTTCTCCCTCGAAGGCTGCATCACTCGGCAAAAAGTTAAATGCAGCGTTTGAGAAAACAAATCACGGTGGGAGTCTGCTCGGCGGGCGGGTAGCCGGTTGCCAACATGGCCAACTGGCGCTTATCACAGTTGTTGAGGTCAAATGGGCGGTATGCACCTCCCCGACCTCACTGCGTGTGACCGTCTGGCGAGCGCTGTTCTCGCCGAACGCACAATTGAAACCTATGCTTCCGACTGGCGGCTCTACAGCAACTGGTGTGCCTCCGCCGGCAGAGAACCCCTTCCATCCAGCACCGACACGATCAACCTCTACGTGACGCAGTTGCTCGATGGTCACAAGGTAAAAACCGTACGTCGTCATCTGTGGGCCATCCTGAATCAACACCGGCTGCATGGATTCACCCCTCCGGATTTCACGAAGTCAAAGGCTATTTTAGTCGGAACACAGCGCCTGCGCGGCGAACAGCCGGTGCAGAAGCATGCCATCTCAGTCGCCCAGCTCCGCGAGATGATCAGCCGCATCGACCTGCCCGAGCCCAGGCGCACCCGCGATCGCGCCGTGCTGCTGTTCGGCTTCGCAACAGCATTGCGCCGCTCGAACATCGTCTCGGCGCGCCTCGAACACATCCGATTCACCGAACAGGGAATGATCGTACACGTCCCGCGAGAGAAACAGGACCAGATCGGAAAGGGCAGGGATATCGGCGTGCCTCTGGCAGCGAACGCGGAGGTCTGCGCTGTCCGCGCACTGCGGGAGTGGCTGCGCCTGCGGGGTACGGAGCCGGGGTATCTGTTCGACGGCCTCCGGCATGACAGGTGGCATCCCGAACAGCGGATGAATCACAACACCGTCGGCGCGATCGTCAAGCGCGCGGCCGAATCGATCGGACTCGACCCGGCGCACTACGGCGGCCACTCGCTCCGCGCGGGGTTCGCCACCGCGGCGCTCGAGTCCGGCGCCGGCGAGATCCTCACCGCGCGCCATACCGGACACCGGTCGCTCACCTGCCTGCGCATGTACCTGCGCGGGAACGATCCGTTCCGCGGCAACGTGCTCGGCGTGATCGGGCTCTAGACCTGATCCGGCGCGATTCCCTCGGTTCTTGGAGCCGCTGGGGGAACCGCGCCGGGGATTGGGGGAGGGGAAATAGTGCCCCCTGTCCAATATTGTTTCGGCGTGATCGGGCTGTGAGCGACGGCGGGTCAATCTGTAAAGCTATCAGTCATTGCAGGCAGGTTGCAAGAAGCGTATAGAATTTGACCTGAGAGCCGGAAACAGGAAAGACCCGCCGGGAGCGATCCCGGCGGGTCTTTCTGTCGATATGGCTTGTTGAATGATCAGGGTTCCAGCAGGTTGAGTGTCGTGAACGCGCCGCCGGGATGGAACCGCAGCCCGATCAAAGACCATGACATGATCCCGCCCTGAAAGTGAACCGACCCGCGGCGGCCGGCGGTTTCCTTCCATTGCTCGGGCAGCGTGAACGTCATCTTCGAACCCGGCTTGAGAGTCAGGATGTCGATGCGCAGCACATTGCCCGATTCATCGTAGATCGTCACCGGCATCTTTGCCGTGCTGTACGAACCGGGATTCAGCAGGGCGACGCCTGTGACGTACCCCTTCGAATTGTCGAAGGGCAGAACGCCCTCGTGCTCGATCGACGACCCCGCCGGGATCGTCGCTTCGAAGTCCGGACGGCCCGGAATGCCGGTCGTGCCGACTATGGCCATCGCTGCGACCTCATAGTTGCCGATCGGCGTCTCGACCTCGGCCCATCCCGTCACCAGATCGCCGCGGCCCGTCGTCTCGAACGTTGCCGTGGCGCCAACAGCGAGTTCGCCCTCGAACTTACTTCCGGACCCGCGGCCGGCGAACTCGAGCGACAGCGGCTTGCCCTCGTCGTTGCGCAGGACGAGCGTGTAGCGTTGCGGCGCCGCCGCGTCCAGGTTGGTGAGCACGATCGTCGTCTTCCAGTTCCCGCCGTTCACGATGTGCGGGATCGTGTCGTAGAGCGAACCGGCGTTCATCCGCGAATCCGGCCCCGCGCCGGCGGCGGTCAAAGAGCAAAACAGAAATACAGCCAACAATGTCTTACGAATCACAAACTTCCTCTCCTCAACAATTTCCAGTGGGTCACTGGTTCAGACGTATGCGGCTTCGCGCATACGAAAACTCACTTGCGGGTAACACCGCATCTCATTTGCGGGGGTCAGCGTCCCAGGCTGCGCCACCCGTAGTTGTCCCTCGGCGTCGCGATCGGCCGGTCGGGGATCGCCGAACGCGGCGCCGCCTTCCGCCGCTCATCGTGCTCAGCGCAGAGTTCCTTCAGTCGCAGGACCTCCCATTCGGCGATCGGGATCCCGCGCCAGTCCGCCGGCGCATCTGCGAGCCGCGTTCCCGGCTCGAGCAGCTTTCCGCTCATGAGGCCCTCAACAGCACAAACAGCAGGAACAGGATCGCGATCGCCGCCAGCCATTCCGCCGCGTTCGCTCGCCAGCTGGCGGCGCGCTCCCAGAGCAGAGCCCGCCAGAACCGGGCATTGAATTCGCGGCGAGCCCGGGCATCGTTACATGGTTTCATTCATAGTTCCGGTGATGTAAGTAAGCGGCTCATTCGACGATGCCGCCGAATTCTTCCGAGCACCGTTCCCAGAAACTGCAGTACTTCCGGCTGCAGAGATTCGAGCCGCGGTTCGGTGCGTAGTACCCGCCGTCCATGCCGCGTTTCACGTGCGGGTAAATGCGCTCGCACATGGTCCGGTCAGCTTCGGACACCGTATAGCCGATATTGACGAGCTGCGGCTGTTTGGTGGACACGACGGTATCCAGCCGGACCTCGCCGGACGCACCAGGCGCGAGTGTGGCGTACGTGGCGATCTGCAGCGCATAGTCGGGGCTCACACCGGACGGCTTGCGCGAGGCGGTCTTCAGATCCACGATGCAGCCCGAGGTATCCATCAGATCGATGAAACCGCGCACCGGAGTCCCGCCGATCTCGCCCGTCACCGGCACATCAATCGCGGCCGGCTGGATCTCGGGCGCCGCTTCGGCCAGATACTTCGCAGCGAGTGACGCGCCGGATGCCTTGATCTCCTCGAGGTCCTCACCGGCGCCGAACGCCGCGCCCTCACACTCGGCATCCCAGATCTCGTTGTACGCCTCGGCCAGTTCCCCGGTTTCCGGCGCCAGGCCGTCCATCTTCAGCCGGAACCAGTGGTTCACCAGACGGTGCACCGCGCGGCCGCGCACCAGCGAGCCGGAGGGTGGGTCCGGCAGACGCTCGACGTAGCGGTAGTGATAGCGCGCCGAACACGAGAGAAAACAATTCACACGGGAGGGCGAGAGCACCGCGACGGCGGCCGCGGGCGCCGTCACTTCGCACCCCCGGCAGCGGCCTTGCGGCGCTTCACGTCTTCGATCGACGCCAGCAGCAGGCGCGCCAGATCGGTTTCGTCCGTCACCGTGCGGATCTGCGACTCGGTGACCTCGCGAATCGAGAGCGTGAGCAGCTCGAGCAGCGGCACATGATCGGACTGCGGCTGTTTGCGTTCCCGGCGCCGCGGCTTCGGCGCGACAGGACGGATCGCGCGGCCCGTCGGATCGGTCGGCCGCTCATCGAAATCGAACGGCACGTCGTCGCCGATGTTATGCAGCATTGGAGAGCCCTCCCTTCTGCGCGTACTGAATGAACATCGTCACCAGCAGCGACTGGACCGTCTCCGGCTTGACCGCGTTGCCGTGCTTCTCGCCGGCATCGCGCAGCACCGCGGCGTAGACGTCCACCAGCGTGCTCGTGTGGACGGCCAGCGTCTCGGCCCACCGGGGGCGCTGCGGCGCGTCAGGGACGCTCTGAGACACGGGAGCGGGTGCAGGAACGGGAACTGCCACCGGACCGGGACGCGGCGCCGGTGCGTCGGCCTCGGCTCCGAGCGGCAGGGACACGATCCACTGCAGGCTCTTGCGGCCGCGGCCGGCATCGACCTCAGCTTTCGTGATCTCGACCGGTTCGCCGGCCTTCACGCCGAGCTTGCGGAACTGAGCGCCGAGGATCTGACCGACAGCCTCGGAGACGTAGAAGACGCCTTCAGCGGCGTTGAACTGGTGCTGAACGCCGCCGAACTGGCTCTCGCGCTCCTTGCCCTCGAGCGAGGTCAGGTGCAGGAGCTGCGGGACGTTGGTACTGAAGTTAATTTTGCTCATGGTTATTTGCCCTCCAGCGACGGGCAATTGCCCGTCAGGCAGTCTTCGCTTTCCGCCATCGGCTGATCGCAGTCCGGGCAGCGCACGTTCTGCAGATCGCGCAGCAGGCCATCGGTGACTTCGACCGCCTCGCCGATATTCACCCAGCGGCCGTGGAGTTTCACGGCAACGCAGTCATGCAGATTGTTGTCCTTCAGCACTGAGTGCGCCTGATCCAGCGCGTTCACCGCATCGATCAGATAGCTCACCGCTTCCTTGTAGGTTTCTGTCGCCGGGATCATGCGGCCCTCCGGAGATCGGCTGCGATCGCGGGCGCGTCAGCCTCAGCATCGTGATGACGCAGCATCAGGTTGTAGTCGGAGTGCGGATCGCAGAGGGGGCAGCCGGACACGTCGTATACGTCCACCGCGATGCGCGAGCACTCGCAGGGCGGCTCTGTGATGTGCAGCATTATGCGGCCACCGCCTGATTGAAGTGAGTCTCGATGATCTCGGCGACGACGTTGGCCTTGCCGAGCGTGGAAGGACCGATCCACCACAGATTCACGATCTCTTCAGCCGCATCGCGGATCGCGTCGTGGATCCGGCGATCGGTACGCGGATCCGGCGGCGTCATCGCCGCGATCATCGTCATCATTGCCTGATCGATCGCGCGCATCCCTTCGTCGGGATTGGCGATCGCGTGGTTGAGCACAAGGCGTGCTTCCTGAACGTTCATTAGATGCGGCCCCCTTCAGCGAGGGGGCGGTATCCGCCGAACATCGTCCACGCACCGACAACCTCGGCGCCGACGTAAATCGTCGCCTCGAAGAAGACGTTGCGGACGAACGCCACCGCGTCGGCGACGTTCGCGAACGTCTCGCCGGCGAAGTAGCCGTGGTTGGTCCAGAACACCCGGACCGTCGAAGAAGAAGCAGAAGAAGTCATCGAACCCTTTCGCGCTTTATAGCCTCGCGGCTTGTCTACATCACAATTGTATGCGAAGCGCGTCTCGCATGTCAATATGCGAAACACGATTCGCACAAAAATTTGTGCGAAGATTGAGCGCATGGGCAAAAAAGTGACGATCGACGTCACCGAGCTAGGGAAGAAGGGCGGGAAGGCGCGCGTCGCCGGAATGACCGGAGCGGAACTTGCCAAGTCCGCGAGCAACGCCGCAACTGCACGCTGGGAGGAGTACTACCGGCTCCACCCGGAGAAATTGGAGGAGCGCAAACGGCGGGACGCCGCGCGGGCCGCGGCGAAGAAACGGAAACCGGCGGGGAAAGAGGCGGGAATGAAGAAGGCGGGGAAATGACAAATAGGGCGGCGGTTCGCTTACGCCGCCCCTCGGAGGAGGAGAAGTTCTAGAGCGTCCCGGCGACCACCAGCTCGACGGCGGTCTGGAGCGCGGCGTCGGGGATCGCCGCGCCCGCGGCGTCTACGGCGGGAGAGATCACCACGAGCGGCTGGAGCTGCGACGCCTGATAGTCCGGTTGCCGGATCATCTCCAACGCCCACCGGTAGCGCGCGATATGACCCGGCGTATCGGGGGACTCCATCAGCACTTCCGACGCGTATCTGAGCGCGGCGATTTTCACGCGCCCCTGAAATTCCGCGTCGCGCGCGAGCGCGGCCGATTCGAGGTACGTCATTGCGCCGGCGTCCCAAACCCGTTATCGTTCAGCCACGCCTGAACTTCCGCATCCGACACGCTCGCGCGGCAATACGCCGGCATCACGACGGCAAGCGCGCCGTCGATCTGCGCGTCCATCGCCGCCTCGACGCCCTCGTCGTTGAATGCGGACAGGTGCTGCCGGATGTTGGTCTGCACGTCCGGCGTGCTCGCGACGCCGCTGATCGTCTGGTTGACGTATATCTCCGGATTCATCGCCAGACGGCCGGCGACGATCCGCTGTTTGATCCAGTCCTCGTCCGGCGCCGCGGCCGGCGGAACCGGGACCGGCAACGCCACGATATACGCGGACCACCGGAGCAAGCCGGTGTACTGGCGATCGCGGCACACCTGTTGCCGCGGAAATTGAGCTACGAGAGAGTACATGCTTCTCCTTTACGTTGCTTTCACAAAACCGGAGCCATCGACTGACAGCGTTTTGAACGAACCGCCGATCCACAGCATAAATCTGCCGTCGGCGAAAATCTTAAGGCGGTCCTGAGTAGCGCCCGCCAAATACAACAGACAGTTGTTTGTGTCATTGTTTGCCGCCGCAACATGCAGCGCCGTGGCGTTAGCACTCGCATTATCGTTGTAGACCTTCAGCACACTGTCAAGCGCCGACGCTACGCTGGCGGTGATCGAAGCCCTCCCTGATACCTCAAACTTGAGAGCAGGGGAAACGACGCCGACACCGACGTTGGGGCTGAATACTATCTGCGAGGAGCGGAACTGCGCGACCGACACCAGCGCGTTGATATCAGTTGTTTGCCCGAACTTGATATCCAGCATCCCGCCGTAACCGCTCGCCACGTCAAGCGACCAATGCAACGCACCGCGCGCCGAGCCGCCGCCCCAGAATGAGATACGTGCCTGTTCGCCGGCCGTTGCTCCCTGATTCCTTAGAATCAGCTCAGGACCAACGCCGCTGCTGTTGATCCTGTAAATATCGAGGGGTGCAGACGGAGTTATTCCGATACCGACGTTCCCCGTATTGATCAGCCGAAATCCCGCCGCGTCGATATCGCTCGTCCACGGCGTCTGCGATCCGCCCGCCGCGCTCGATACCGTGATATCAACCCGGTTTCCTCCGGAGTTGTCCGCGCCGCTGATCGTCGTATTCGCGCCCGCGATCAGGTTGAGCGTGGGACGCGTTCCGATCAGCGCGCCATTCACCTGATAGTTCGCCGGCGTCGCGCCGCCGCCGCCGCTCGCGGTCACGGTCACGTCGATCCGGTTCGCACCGGCGTTGTCCACGACGTTCAAAGTGACATTGCTGCCCTCGATCAGGTTCAGTTCCTGACGCGATCCGATCAGCGCGCCGCCCTTTGCGATCCGCAACCGCTGGATGGTCGTATCGGCAACAACAGCAAACGTGCGATCGCCGCTCAGATCGCCCCCGCCCGAGAGTCCGGCGCCAGCGATCACCTGACGGGTTGCCGGAACTCCGCCGCCCGCCGCGATGTCCGCCCCGGTGAGGACCACATCGCCAGTCCTGCCGAACACCGTCGTTACGTCGGCGGTCAGGGTCACATCGGCACTCAGCGCGCCCCCGCCCCCGAGGCCCGCGCCCGCGATGATCTGCCGCGTCGCCGGTACTTCGCTCGCGTGCGTGCCGACATGCTGGATGTCGGTCCACAGATCGATCAGCGCCTGACGGACGACGTTGCCGTAGGTCGTGGACGACACCACCTGACCCGGCGACACCGGCGCCGGAAACACCGGCGTCACAGGGAACGGCGGAATCGCCAGCGCGCCGATACCGTTATCCGAGTCCGTTACGCGCGAGTTCATGAGCGCTCCCGGCCATCTCCTGCTGTTCGCGCGGCGCGTCCTGCCGGACCAGCCGGCGGTTCGGCCAGTCCACGTTCCACTGGCCCTCGAGCCCCTCCTGACTCAGCAGGAACGCCAGCGCGCCGTTGATGCCCTGCTGCAGCGTCAGTAGCTGGCCGTACTGCTGCTCGAAGAATGCCAGCGTCTTACCCTCGAATCGATATTCTGTCCGCATGAAAAGTCCTCAGTTGTAGCCGATGATCAGACCGTGAGCCACGCGAATCGTGGCCCCGCCCGGTATCGGGATATCGGCGTTGTAGCCGTTGCCGCGGCCCCGCACCGCGTACCGTGATGCATTGCATGCCCCGTCAAACCCCGACAGGACCATCGTGATCGTGCCGTTGTTCCGCAGCACCATCTCGCCGCACGTCGGCGCGAGGGGATCGATGTTCATGCTGAAAAGCTGGTTCCCGCCGTAATAGCCGACGACGCCCTTCGATACCGTGGTGGTCTTGTACATGCCCGACGGATCGGTGACGCCCAGACCAACGCTCGAGTAAGTCGGATCGAATGTCGTGGTCGAGATGTTGACGATGCCGTTCGACGCCGTGCTGATGGTGAAGTCCGCGTTGGCGATCGTGACCTTGCCGGTCGCGTCGGCCTTGATCACCGGCGTATCCTTCGTCGTTCCGCCGACGCCCAGCGTCTTGAACCATCCGCCCTCGGTTGCGCCGTTTACGCCGATGAACCCGATTTCAGCGCCGGATGAATTGAAGACCGTGAATTTCCCCGGTTTGCTTCCGCCGCCACCCACCCTGATTTCGGTCGCGTTCAACCTGCTCGAATCCACTGATCCGATGTTGATCGTCTCCCCGCGCAGGTTCTCTACGCGCGTCCCCTGCATGACGCCGAGCGTGACCCGGTTGGCGTCGATATTAACGCTCGCCCCCGATATGGTCCCCTCGAGCACCGAGGCGTTGATCGTCACGTCCTGACCGGCGGTAACCGTTCCCTGCAGCACCGAGGCATCGATCGTCACACTCTGGCCCGCGGTGATGGAGCCGATGATGGTTCCCGCGTTGACGCTGCCGATCTGGTTTGCAGCGATCAGGCCGATAAAGCTCTGGACGCTGACTTTACCGATGCTGTACAGCTTCATCGTTCCGGCGAGCGCGTCCGGGTTAGTCCCCTGATCAGTTGCAGTCGTTCCGCCCGCGTCCACCCGGTAGAAGTGACCGTTCGCATTGTTGAAGAAGTACGCGTTCGGCGGCAAGTCAGGATGCGGCAGCGCCGGCATCCCCTCATAAACCGGGATCGGGCGCGTGGAATCCGCGAATTTGCCCAGATCGTCTATGATGCCGTTCGCGAGCTGATCGGAAATGATCAACCCCTGAAACGTCCCGGTGTCAACGTGAACGTCGTCTCCGGTGATCACTCCCTGTATCGTCCCCGCGTCCACCGTCACCAGATCGCCGCCGATCGCGCCCACGATCGTCCCGGCCGCGACCGTGACCTCATCGCCCGATATCGCGCCGTAGAGCGCGGACGCGTTCAGTTTGAACGCGTCCGCCAGCATATCCTCTGTGATCGATCCCGCGGCCGGCGTTGACACGCCGCCCATCGACCCCAGACCCGATTCGGTCCGCATGAACCGTTCAAGTACGCGCAACAGCCGCTCCGCGTCCGGACGCCGCGGACCGAACCCGTACGTGTATTGTGTCACCGTCCGGTTGAGCTGCTGGATGTCGCACGAATTCAGAACGAACGCGTCGTCGATCGCATAATCCGCCGTCTCGATCCGAACGTAATCGCCGGTGTCGAACACGTCCGCATAGGTCACCAGCGATCCGTTGACCAACGCATACGCATTCGCCTCAACGACTGCTTTGGCGCGTAACATCGCCTCGTTGCCGTCCGTCAGCTCGCGATCGAGTATCGTTGTCGTCCATCGTCCGTACGTGCCGATCGATATCGGATCTTCATATTCGACGGTGAGCGCGGCGCCGGCCGCCAACACGCCGCCCACCACAACCGCATGGTTCACCGGCCGCGCGAAATCGCGCGAGAAACCACCGAGGGAAAACTTGAAACTCGTCACGCCGTCCGGCGCGTCATCGGTGAACCGGTAAGGCGACAACACCGCACCCGGCCGGCGGTATTCGACCACGCCGTCCGGCGTCACGCTCCACCACGCGTTCGACAGATCCGCGATCCAGTCGAACACCTGACGCAACGTCTGTTGCTGGACGACGCCCAGAGCGACGGCCGGCAATATCTGTTCGATGCCGGATGAGTCCAGCAACCCGGCCGCGTAGTTATCGATCGCGTGTTTCAGGATGTACTGATCCGAATGAGTGTTGCCGTAATCCTCAAACGGGATCACGATGTGTTCCAGCCATGAGGCATACCCGGTGCAACGACACCTCACGAACATCCGGCCCGGTTTCGGCCGCTCATGATCGAGATACGAGAGCATACCGCCGAACCGCTTTTTACCCGTCGTCTGATCCCAGATCACGATGCGCCCGAGTTCGACCAGCTCGATTCCCCATTCCGCGTCGTCCCACCGGTCTTCATCCCAACGCGCCGGATGCGTCGATATCGACGCCGTGAATTCCGCGGTAGGAACGCGCGATTGTGAGTCCTCATGAATCCGGAGCGATTCGTGCAACACGGCGCCGCTGATGTCGGAACCGTTCACGCTCACGCGCGGAATCAAAGCATCACTCCCTGAAGTTTGAGCGCCACGGCATCCGCGGTTGCCGCCGGCGACGCGGCGCCGCTGATGTTGATCGTGACCGCGGCCGGCCGCGCGCCCAGCAGGTCGCGTATCTCCGCGAGCAGTGCGCCGTTTTCGCGCGTCGCGTCCACGCCCGACACCGCCCACCGCGTCAAATCGTACAACCGATCCGGTATCGATTCGGCGGTTGACATGAGCGACGCCAACGCCGGCGCGAGCACGTCCCAGTTGAAGCCGGCTATTTCCGCGAGCTTAGGCAGCCACTTATTCACGCCGTCCTCAAGGATGTGCCTCAGGTGGATCTGGGCGTAGCGCGTTTCATGCTCGATCAGGTCCAGACTCTTATTCATGGCCGCGAATTGAAAGTTGCCGATGACGCCGGAAACAGCGGAAACAACACCGCTCACTGCGGTGACGATGCCTGCAAGTCCGGCCCCGGCCGCGGCGCCCGCCCCTGGCAACCCCGGAACCTTATCTGCACCCGGAACGCTGTCCGACACCTTTTCCGCAACATCCGTTCCGCCGCCAAATATCTTGCTGAAACTTTCCCCGATATCCTTGATTCGATCGGCCAAACCGCCGAACCCCTTACCGCCCATCAGATCGGCGAGCGCGCCGCCGATGAAATCACCGATCGCGGCCGTTGCCGGTTCGATGAACGCGCGCGATACCGCTTGCCCAAGCGCGTCCAGTGCCGCGCGGCCCTTTTCCGCCCACGACTTGTCACCGTCGAACAGGATGCCGGCGAGATCGCGCCCGAGGTCCGTAACGATGGTCGAAACCTGTTTGCTCCACTCCGACCACTTATCCTTTTGTTTCTTGCCGGACGTGTCGAGCTGCTCTTCCATCTTTTCGAGCGTCTTTTTCTGCTCTGCGGTGATGATGCCGCCCTCAGCAAAGACCGCTTCCTGACGCCGCTTTTCCATCTCTACCCACGCGCGGTCAATGTCGTTCGCGGACGCCGTACCGCTTGCGGTGATCTTGTCGTAAGCCTCTTTTGCTTTCAGCCACTGCTTGTCGAGTTCCGCGGACGACGTAACGCCGAGTTCCTTGTAGGCGTTTTCGAGGTCTTTGTTAGCTTTAATAACCGCCTGAACTTCCGGCGGTATGCGCTTGGTAAGCGGAATTATGACATCGACAGTCTCAGTCGCCGCTTTCCGCATCGCTTCGTGAGCTTTGCCGAATTCGATCGAGAGTTGCCGCGCGCTCGCCTCCAGTTGCCGGTCAAGCTGCTCGATCTTCTGGTACGCCTGCTCGAACCACTTGCGGTTGGCTTCGGCATCCTTTGCCGCTTTGTCGTATCGCTTGTACGCGGCATCCCACGCATCGGCGACGGCGCGTGCGTGATCGCCGGCTGCTTTTGCTGCTTTGGCCGCTGCCGCGGCCGCCTTCTTTTGCGCGGCCTCCGTCTTCGTCGCCGCTTCCGCTGCCTCGCGTTGCTTTTTTGCCATCGCGTCAAGCGCCATTGCGTTCGCAGCGGCGTCGGAGGCCGACTTCTGATTTGCTTTTTGGAGTGATTCCAGCGCTTTCGTCCCGGCCTTCTCCATGTCGGGAAACACGCCGCGAATCGTGGAGACGACCTCGGCTGTATCGCGCAAGAGTTTATTCAACACACCCAGAGGACTGATATAGTCTGTCCAGTTGAACGCTTCCCACTTAAGCCGCAGTTCCTCCAGTTTGTCGCTAAAGAACTTGGTCAGCCCCGAGCTTTCGGTAACCGTCGCGTTGACCTCTTTCAGCGATTTATTGGCCTGATCCGAAACGCCAAACATGCCCCGCAGCGATTCACTCAACTGATCAATGATGCCTTTTGAAGCACCACCGGCCTCAGATGTCATGTTGAGCGCATCATAGAGTTCCCGCGCCGCATTGCCGGTATCCGTCGCCTGCGTGGTGAGAATCGCCAGTGCCGCAACTGCCAGACCGATAGTTGCCGTCCACGTGCCAAGTCCCGCTACTGATGTGCCGAAGAACAGCGCCAGCGACGTTAACGCCGGCATCGCAGCGCCGACCGCTGCGGTAAGTCCTCCGACGGCAACAAGCACCGGCCCGAGTGCAGCCGCAAACGCAACAACCGCCCCTACTGCCGCCTGCACCGGACCCGGCAGATTTCTGAACCATTCGGCCAGACGGACAACCCCCGCCAGCACACCCTCGATTACAGGCGTGAGCTTTTCAAGCACCGGAATCAGCGACTGTCCGATAGAGGTTAGCGCCGCCTTCGAAGAATCGCTCAGATTCTCCATAGCGTTCTTCACACCGCCGGATACAGCCGGGAGTCTTTCCAGTCCCGCGATCACCTTATCAGTGAATTCCTTCGTTGACACTCCGAGCTTCTGCAACACTTCCGTATTGATCGTGCCGAATTCCTGCTTCATGATCGCGGCGACTTGCGGCACGCGCTCCATGATCGGCTTGAGATCTTCAGCCACGACATTCGTCTTGCTGGACATCTGCACAAGCTGCGAGATGACGGCTTCAAGATCGGGCGCCCCCTTTCCGACCGTCGCAAGCGCATTGCCGAACGCCCTCATCGTGCGTTCGGCCTGATCTGCCGAAACGCCGACGGATTGCAGTCGGATCGAACCCTGGACAGCCTCTTCAAGTGCCAGACCCGGCAGTTTCGCGACGTCTTTCAGCCGCGCCATCTGTTTCGCCGCTTCGTCAGACGATCCCGCAACGGCCGTCAGGCCTCGCATCAACGAATCCATATCGGCGGCTGCACCAACAGCAAGCGCACCGAGCCCGACCAGCGGTACGGTGATCCCGGCCGTGAGCCCCGCACCCAGACCCGCTATCTGCGTCCCGATCTCCGTCAGACCGCCAAACTGCTTCTGAACCTCACCCACAGCCTTGCCGGCCTCGTCGCCTACCTTCGCGAGATCGGTCAGGTAATCGTCGATGTCGGCGCCGATGACAACCGAGAGAGAGCCCAGTACGTTGCTGAATCCACCCATAATGGAACCTAATTCTTCACGTTCAGCCGGTCAGAAACGATGTGCCTGAAGATGGCGAGTTGCTGTTCCGCCGTCTGCCCGCGGCCGCTGCCGGATCGAGCTCCGGCCGGACGCAGCGACACGAAGAAATCGGCCGGCTGCAATGGCTTCTTCCGAGTGAAGCCGGACACCATGCAAGCCACGATCGCGGCCCGGTAATCGGCCGCACGTTCAGACTCACGATGCCGCTCAGCGAGCAGCCAGAACTGCCGCGGCGTCAGACGCCAGAAATCGGAATCGGTGAGTCCGAGGTTGTATCTGCCGACAGACCAGAGACGGCCCCAGTCGATACGCCGTTCGTCCCCTCCGGCGCCGTCTCGTTCGTAGGGCGCCCGGCGTCATCCCCCGGCGCCAGATCCGTTCGCAGCGCATCCCTGAGCGCCTGCGTGATACTCGCGATGTCGCCGAACCGGATCAGCGCGCCTGCCTGAAACAGCGTCAGATCCGGATCGTCCACCAGCAGCCCCGCCCAAATGAGCGCGCGGATGTTGATCATGGTGAGGTCACGAAGCGCAACAACGACCGACAAACCCGTCGCTTCCTCGAACGAGCAGATGGCGTTCAGGTCGTAGACGAGTACTCGCTCGCGATCGAGCGTGACCGTGACGGGTTTGGCGAGCCGGCGCCCCGGGCCGCCGGCTATCCCGTTCGCAATTCCCGATGAGGCAGTCGGCATGATTACGCCGCCTTCGTCGGCGCCTCACCTGCAGCCGCGGCCGCCGCGCCCTTCGGCGCCAGATCCACCGTGCCGGCTACGCGGATCGACACCTCGCTGATCAGCGCATCGTCGGCGGTGACCTGCGGAGTCGGGTAGCTCTTGACGAACCCGCTGAACGTCGCCTCGTATGCCACGGGCTTCGTCGGAAATTCGATCTTCATGTTCCGCGTCTCGCCGCTGATGAACAGCCCCCACAGGCCATCCTCGTCCTCCCCGTGCGTCGGCAGAGCCGGGTCCCACACGAGTGTGACCGGCAGCTCGCCCGAGTCCTTGAATGTCTGCAGGAACTCGCGGAAACCGCTCACGTTGTCGAGCGTGGTTACTTCGGTCTCGTCCGCCGTCATGTCGATCGAGCCGATCGACTGCACCTGAGCCACTTCCGTGAACGTCCCCGGCGTTGAACCCTCGACCAGAAACTTTCCGCCGCGTCCGGTAAACTTCGCCATTTGCCTTTACCCTCCAGGTTGGTTGTTGATGATTGCCGGACGGGCCGAGGCCTCGGCCGGCTGAAACGTGAGCACGCGAAAGCGCAGCACGCCGTGTCGCGTCACCCCATCGGGATCCCGCAGCGTCTGCCCAAAGATCCAGATCGTATCGACCCACTGCGCGCCATCGACGGAAAACGACTGCCGGTCAAGCGTATTCCGGATGAGTTCCATGAGCCGCTGCGCTTCCGCCATGCCCGGGTAGCGCGACCAGGTATGGATGGTGACCTCGAAATTGACGCCCTGATCCCGCAGCGGATCATCCTGATCGCAGGTGAACTCGCCGATCGTGACGTAGGGGTACAACTGGTCGGGCCCCGCCATGTCGAGCACCGGCACGGGCGCAAGCGCCGGCGTCAGTGCTTCATAGATCGCCTGCTGCACAGCGGAGAGGGGAAGCATGGGTTAGTCTGTGTGGTGATGCGATCGCGGATCGAAATCGAAAACCTGCTGGATCACATGAAGTCCTGCACATGCGGGAAACACGGAACGCCGGAGAACGCTACGTGGATCGCCGCCCTCGAGTGGGTCACCGGCGACGAGGCATTTCGCAAAGCGTTCACGGACCAGTGGAATGCGCTGTACGACATCGCCATCACATCATCGGACCCGGCCGTGCTGCGCACAGCGCTCACCATCGCCCTTCAGCGTCTCGCGCCGCCCGAGGCTACTCGGACAGTTCAACCCTGACCACGCCGCGCAGCGTCCGCGACAACACCCCATCGTCCGGCGCCTCAATCTCGTACTCAGGCGGAAGAAGCTCCAGCGGAAACCGCTCCTGAGTGGCGAAGATCGTCTGATCGTTGACCACACGGCCGGAATCCCAGCGACGAACCATCTCGACGACTTCGGCCGGCGCGCCAATCAGGACCGCATAGGTCTTGACGATGCCGGCTTCCGTATCGACATACCACACCTTCGGGATCTCGCAGCCATCAATGAACACGCACGAACCCCTGTAGCGCTCCCGTTCCTCGTCTGTCCACTTCCGCACGTCGATGATCACTTCGAAGCCTTACGAAGTGCGTTTCTGCTGACGATCGCCGTTTCGCCATCCGCAAAACGGACCAGCGCGCTGTTCATCCGGCCGCGCGCCAACAGCTCGCACATTTGCCCCTTGCGATCCAGCACCGGCAACTCGGGTACCGTAAACCGTGGGCCCCACACATAGCGGTACATCATTGCCGTTCAGTCCGAGTAATGATGCCAGCGGTAGCCGAGCAGCACCCACGCCCAGAAGCGCCGCCACGGGCCCGGCCGCTTCCGTAGATCCACCCGCCAGTAGCCGACCGGCAGTTGCCAGCGCGGATCGTCCATGCGCTTCGGGATCGGGTAGGGTCCCGCCGGCGGCGCCGCCTCGGCGGCCCGCTCCGGAGGATCGTCGAGCGTCCGGAACTGATCGCGCGGATCGTCTGATCGTCTTGTTTTCATGTCACGCCGTCTTCAGCCGCCCGTTGATCGCCGATTTCACGAGGTCGATCAACCGCTTGATGTGCCGGCCCCGCGCCAACTGCACCGCAGGACCCAGAAACGGCTGCTCGGGCGTGCCGCGCTCGGCGATCTTCCGCGCGATCGGGTAAGCGGCCGATTCCGGGATGCCCTTCAGCCTGCACCATTCGCGGATCGCGGACACCGGCGGGAAGTGCGGTCTGGTCCCGAACTCCACATACGGCGCATAGTGCGACGTGGATCCGACGAAGATCCGCAGGCCCTGGTCCTTCACCTCGATGATCATCGACTCGTAGAGTTCGCCGGACGCGTAAGAATCGTTCGCGACGATACTGGCGCGCGCTGCGCCGAAGATCTCAACGGCGGTTTCTTCGTTCGCCCGATAGATCCAGACTGGAAACTCGCGCCGAAGCATGGCGACGTTCTTCCTGAGTTCGTCCAGCCCGGTGAGATCGACGGTGAACATGCGGCGGGTGGACGGCATTCACACCTCGAACTGCAGCTCGTAGCCTTCCGGCAACCCCGAATCGACGCTGCATTCGTTGCAGAAGATGCGCTCGTTCGCGGTCAGGTCATCAGTCTCGCAGTCCGATTCGAGGAGGATCACGCCGTTTTCGATGCTGCGGATTTTGTGTTTGTTGGTGATGTCTTCCGCATAGAGCACATCGACTGAACCACAGTACGGACATTGCACTTTTAGGTTCATGACAGTCGCATTGCGCTGAACGGCTTCCATCGTCATCCTTCCCTCGAGTCCCGCTTCTCGAGCGACCAGCAGCACCGGGCGAACAGCGCCGAGCCGGCGGCGGCGACCAGCAGCCACTTCTCTCCCCATGCCACGAAGAGGCCCAGCGACGCCACGGCGAGCACGGCATACCAGAACGCCACCGCCTTCACTGCTGACCCGCTTCCTTGCGCTCGCAGCGCAGCGTGAGCCACATATCGGCGGTGTCCACGTTCGCCACATCGATGATGTCGAGCAACTGATCACGCCAGAGCACGCGCCAGGCAATCGTGAACGCCGGTTCGTAGCGGATCGTGACGTGGTACCGTACGCGGCCGGCGAGCTGGTCCGCCGCGGCGAGTTCCTGCCCGGCGAGGCGGGCGACGTGCGCCGGACGGTCGGGGACCAGATCGACGGGGACCTGTTCGGTGAAGCCGCCCTGGCCATCAGACACCAGTTCCATCTGGAACACCGCGATCCATTCGCTGAGGTCAGACGCGGTCATTCGCCGGGATCATCCTCAGAATCGGACGTTTCGTCGTCCCCGTCACCCTCGGCCACGATGTTCTCGAGTTCCTCGATCGCGTTGTCCAGGCGTTGCTGCGCCGACTTGAGATACCCGAGCGCCTCGGCGCCCTCCAATACGATCGCCGCCGAGATTTCGGTCGATGCCGATATTGCACTGTCACGCCATCCGCTCATAACCGACCTCCTCAAAACTCGTCACCTGCGGATATCCCAGGCGAGCCGGAAACACTCCAGACATTGCCACGGCGAACGCAGCGCCATTTCCGATACCGTCACCTGATGCCCACATTCGAGCACTACTGCATACTCGCCGGTTTGTTGCCGTTCCGCCGCCTTCACCGCGCGAAAACTTACTTCGTAAGCTTCGTGCCATGCCTTTTCGGTTGGTGTCATCCGCTGATCTCGAGCTGCCCCGGATGCCCCGGACAGCCGGCTTGATAGTCGAAGTCCGGACAATCACCGTAAGGCAGCAGCTTGCGACCATTCGCAAGCTGGTGCAGCAGCTCTGCCTTCGCTTCATCCGGCGTCATCATTCGCCCGTCGTCATGGCGGAACATGCCGCGATAGTCCTGACGACGGTTATGGCTCATGAGCCAGCCGGCAATGTCAAGCGCCATGTGGTACGTGGTTGTCATCCGCCGATCTCGATCTGCTCACCCCGCCACAGGTCCGCTATACCGGGCGGCAGCTTTTGCGTACCAGTACCAACAAAGCGTGTCTCGCGCCGCCCCGGGCGATCCGAATACAACACCGTCGCATACTCGAGGATTCCTTCCCGCACGCTGTCCGGCACGTCCTCGGGTTCATCCCCGTATCCCGATACCCATATCACCGACATCGGCGTGTACGCCGGCGACTGCAGCGTAATTACAGCGCCTGTAATCTGGTATGCCGCCGGGTCGAGCACCGGCGAGCCCGACGCGCCGCTCACCGTCGAAACGCTCTGCACCCGCCCGCGCGGCAGCACGATTCTCGTATCGCAGGAGAGCCGGTCGGTGTCCCAGTAGCCCTTGAGCGTCTGCGTCATGATCGAGCGCCGCAGGTACCGCTCGGCACGCATGGTCGCCGCCGTCAGCTCGCGCTGGATAAGGTCCGGCTGGCGATCGACGGTGAGCCCGTTCAGCCGCGCGTGGTCGATGAACTCATCCACCGTGACCGGCAGTCCCACAGGCCCGGTCACCCGCTCGACCGCAAGAATTCTCATGTCGCCTTCTCCTGCGGCTTCTTCCGCGGCTTCTTTGCCGGCGGCCGCTGCAGCTTGTTCTCCGGCACCAGAGCTTTATTCTCCGGTGTCCGTTCGGGCTTCTGCTTCGGCTGATCGTCGGTCATAACGCCTTCCTTACATTCCCGGAACTATGAATGAAAGCATGTAAACGAACTGCCGGGAACCGGGCGCCTCAAGACCTCCCCTGCAGCGCCCGGCCCGGCACTCCACCGCACAGACGAGCGATTACCGCCTGCGCGCCGAAGCCTCAGTCTCCCCCCCGGCAAGTGCGGGCGTGGTCCCCTTCTCGAACGCCGCCGCCGTGAAGATCAGCAGCGCGAGCCGCTCCTCTACGAGAATCGTCAGCATGTTCTTTTCGAAGTCGTCTACGTTCTGCTCGGCGACACGAACGTTGACCTCCTCGCGATCGAGAATGAGCGAGTTGCCGCGGAAAGCGCCGGTGAGGAAGTTGCCGGCCGCCATCTGCGACGACAGGACAAGCCGCGTACCCCAGATCGAAAGCGTCGAATTGTAGGCGAGCGGGTTGGCGAAGATGTAGTTGCCCTGCAGGTTCTTCAGCATCGCGACTCCGCCCCAGTCCGCCGGATTCAGCACCGTGCCGTCCGCCATGTAACCCTTCGATGCCAGGTCAAAGATAGCCGCTCCCACCGCATCGACCAGAGTTGCACCCGTACCGGCGCCCGGCGCCGCCGCCGCCACCGTCATGAAGCCCTTCAACTGGGGAGCCACGCCGCTGCCGTTGAGCAGTTGCTGGTCCTCCTTCAGTTGCACCCCGTAAATGCCGTTCGATTCGATCTGCGCGGCAAGCCCGGGCAGGTCCTCGTAGGACTGCCGGCTGACCTTGAAGAAGTGCGCAATCGTCTCGACCGGCTGAGTCGTCGGCGTAAACACCTTGTCACTCTTGGGCTTCGCCGTGCCCTCAGCGACCACGTTGGCGTTGTTCGTGAACGACGTCTCGACCACATACGTGATCGCGCCGGCCGTGGTCGTACCCTGGGGAACCAGCGTCCGGACGCCGAGCGCCAGACGCGGGCCCGGCGCGATCCCCGGCAGCGACTCGGGGACTGCGCGCGACACGCCGGTGATGTCCTTCGCGCCGTACAGGCCACGCGGCACCGATACCGTGTAGCCGTTGCGCGAGCCGCTCTTGATGTGCGCGAGCAGTCCGGCGTCGGCGATCACGATCTCGCCGAGCGACTGCATCGGCACCCGCTCGCGCGGCTTCTCGTTCAGCTTGATCTCGAGCTCGTCGGCGCGCTTCGCTGCGGCATCATACTTGCCCTGCATCTCGGCCATGCCTTTATCGAGCTTGTCGATCTTCTCGAGCGTCGCTGATTCCGCGGCCCCGTGCTTTGCGACCTGCTCGCGGAGTTTGCTGTACTGTTCCTTGAATTCGAGCAGGATACCCTTCACCTGCTCGCGATCTTCGTTGTTGAGCAATGCCGTTCCTTCAGGCATCTCGTTACACTCCTGTCAGCGTGATGTAGTCCCGCAGTTCGCGCAGCTCGGCGGTGAACGCCAGATCCGCGCTGATGTGTTCGCCGCCGTCAGCATCCCGCTGATCGAAAGCACTGAAACCGCGCAGCACAAAGCGCTTCGCGGCCTCCCTCGAGAGCCCTGCTTCCCGCAGGTACTCTTCAAACTCTCTGGCCGTCCATGACTCGGCCGCCTTCACCCCAGCCACCCGCGCCCGCGGGTTCGCAGGAACGGCGGCGATCGAGTACTCGTACAGATCCAGTTCCTTCAGCCTCCGCACGCCCGCGGCTTCGTCGTATTCGGCGCCATTCTTCGCAATGCCGTAGCCGATCGACAACCCCGGTTTGTGTCCGACCTTCGCGGCGTGCTTCAGCATCGCGTAAGCATTGCGGCCTTCGTCGCAGTCCAGCGTCAGCTCGCCGATGACCTTCAGCCCCTTCTCGTCTTCCTCCGCCTCGATGCCGAATCCGACGATGCGCGCCATCTGGTGTCCCATGAGGATCGGCACCTTGCCCTTCGATGACTTCAGCGTTCGCGTGAACGCGCCAGGCATCACGATGTCTGACTGGAGATCCTTGTTGCCGAACGTCGAGGCATAGCCCTCGAACCGGCCGGCCGGGTCGTCGTCGCTGATCGCTTTCAGCGCAAAATCGAAGTATTTCGTGTATTCCATTGCGATTAACCCTCTCACTTCAAGCCACGCGCTGCGGCCGCCGCGGCGCTCGCCGCTCTGCCGACCCGTAGGCCAGATGGCACCGGCAATTCACAACGTTCGCGCTCCCCGCACCGAGCGACGTATCGCCGGGAAATGTCAGCCGCTCGCCGCCCACGAGGAACGCATCGTCGAGCGTCCGCCTCTGCCCGCCGGCGGCCAGGTGCGCGTCCCGCACCCGGTCATCGGCCATGTGCACCCAGAACTTCGCCATTTGCGCCCGCGTCTGCTGCGCGGCGCTCAGAGAACCGTAGTTCGACGCCGCATGGACCTCGGTATGCCCGATCGCTTCCGAGCGTGCCGGACGGCGCAGCCGCACCGATGTCAGAATCCGCATCGCAATCTCGTGTGACGACTCGTTCAAGGCCACGCCCTCATCGATGTGCTGCGCGATCTCGCGCCTCGACGTGTTGGCGATCTGCGTCGCGCCCCGCAATCCGTTCATCCTGAGCCATTCGGTCGCTGCGGCCAGCAGCGCCTCTTCCGGCGTAATCTTCAGCCCTTTGTCCGACGGCAGGTACGGAATGACAATCGCACCCGCCGCCGGCACGGTCGTCGTCCAGAGTGACCGCAGATAGCGCAGCCACTCCTGATCATCGACCGAGGCGATCGCAGCCCCCGCGCCGCCTTTCTCGTATGCTTCCGACGCCTGTTTGCCCTCGCCGTTGAGGATCGCTCCCGCGCGCCCGATCCAGCGCGGTGCGTGTCCTTCCACAAAGGCGTCCATCTCGCGCCAGATGCGTTGCGCGTGCCGCGGCGCGTCTGCCTTGAGCGCCGGGAGAGCGTGAGAGCGGATTACTGCCGCCGCCGGTTCAGCCATCGTGGCCTCAGACAGTGATGATCGTGGACAGCGCCCAGACCGCAAGCCCCGCCGCCAGCAGGTTCACCCGCGACGCAACACCCGCCGCGGCGAGCGCGAAACACGCGACCGCGACCAAAACCAGAATCGAACGCACGTTAATCAACATCGTTGTTACTCCATCCGCTCTTTGCCCACCGCAGCAGTTCCGGCCGCACCTTATCGCCGCGGCGCGCGAGCCTCAACACTTCCCGCTGGATCAGCATCCGCCACATCCGCCGCGCTTCGTCCTCGGCGAGCACCGACGGTGGTGGCGGTTGCCATTCCGGCGTTACCGACGCTCTCATCGTCGCGCTGCGCATCGCGGAACCACCGGATTACTGGGTCTTGCCCTTGTCGTCGGGAAAGTCGAACGCCGCCTGCATCTCTTCCGGCGTCATCGGCTCATCGCGCACAAACTCGCCGTTGTCCGCGCGGAATATCTCCTTGCGTCCCGACCGTGGCGCGCCGAAATGCACGATGCATTCCATCTCGCGCATCTCGTAGCCGTTCTCGATCTTCAGCGACAGAGAAGCACATTTAGACTCGATGTCCTTCTTATCTGCGGCGATCGCCGCCATCGCGACCTTCTTGGCGCGTTCGATGTCGATGGCCTCACGCGTCGCATGAGCCAGATCGGCGCCCAACTGCCTGATCTCGGCCTCACTGAACGGATACCGGATTGAGTCGAAGATTCGCTTCGGCTCGAACGGCTTCGGGTTCGGCTGCTGTTCCGTCTTCTTCCTCATCGCATCCCCTCGTAGAGCGTCGGCTGCTTCGGCCCGCGCGAGAACTGCCGAGCGCCGGAGCAGCGGTTCACGTGCATGATGCCGTCGCGATCGTAGGGCGTGATCGCCCCGGCGCGATGCCGAATCCAGTAGATCTCCCGGCTGCACGCCTTGCACCGCCCGTCATCGAAATGCACACGCGCAACGAGCATCTTCAATGCCTCGGCTGTCTTCTCGCGCTCTGCCACCGCGGTATCGCGCTCCTTTGTCAGCTTGTTGCGCTCCCGCGTCAACTCGTTGAGCTTCTCCATCAGCACGGATACATCTGCAGCCATAACTACATCTCACGCGCTATCGTCGTCGTCGCTATCCTCTTCACTTCTACGTGGAGGAGACAAGATCGCTTCCAGCCAGTCGATTAACGCTGCTGTCTTTCCGGCATCCGACAAGTCGCACCTTAGTTTCGTCATCTCGCGCCACCAGTCGCATAATGCATTCACTTGCTCCTGTAATTCGGCACTTACCAGATTCCTCTTCCATCCGAGCCGTCTGTTTTCGAGTGCCCGCTTAATCTGCGCCTCTTTACCGTCACATCGCGGCAGTAACCAACTCAACGGTGGTTGGCCTGGGATCGAAGCCATTTCCGATCCTTAATGATCCTTGACGCACTTATGCGACGAATGCATAAATGACCTATGCCTCTAACGATCCTTCACCCGATTGAGATTTACGCCGAGTGGTTCGATTCAACGTTTGTCGAGCACGTCCGCGCGCTGGAAACGTCGCCCGATTACCGAATCAGTTTTCAGGATGCCGTTTGCGTTCTGGGATATCTGCAATGGCTCAACTCGCCTAAATGGAAACTCACCGCCAAACTCAAACGCCTGACGCAACCGCACTGCGAACGCTGCGGCGCCCGCTCTCACCTGGAAGTCCATCACACGACATACGAACACCTCGGCATCGAACTCCTGTATCTCAGTGAACTGAGCGTCCTCTGCTCTTCCTGCCACGCATACGAGCACGGCACCGTAGAAACCGCGCCGCGGCACCAGTTGCGTTTCTCGTTCACTCTTCCTCCTCAGCCACATCCGCATCCATCGGCACCAGATTCGCCGGGCCATAGAACTCATCCCCCGGCTTGGGCGGAGCGTACTCGAGATCGCTCCGCGCCTCGTCGCGCGTGATGAGTCCCGATGTCCAGAGCTTGGTTGCGCGGTCGGTCGCTTCCTCGCGCGCCGCGCTGATCGCATCGAAGGAATCGCGATCGAACTGAAGCTCTGAACCCAGCTCGCGCGCGATCGTGCGGTTCCAGTCGTCCCTGAACTGCGTCAGCAGGGGGATCACCGCTTCCATATACAGCCCCCGGCGCGATTCGCGATAGGTCGCATAGGTCCGCGCCGTGGTGTCGCCGATCAGCGCGGGATCGACGTGGAACACGCTCGCGATGTCGCGCTTGGTGAGCATCTGCTGGTCCGCAAGACCCGAGTCCACCGGCGTGAATCCCATCGGATGCCACTGGGCGTTCTCGAGGAAGAGCTCCTCGCCGTGGTACTTCGATCGCCTGATGCGCTGCTGGAGCTGCGAGACGTGATCGTCGGTCCATTCCGAGTCCTGACGCGCCTCGATCCACCCCGGTGCATAGCCGCGCTGAAGGACGCGCTTCATGAGCGTCTGGCCCTCGTTCTGCATGTCCACGCGCATCATCGCCGCGGCGAGCGGCGCCATGCCATAGATCGGGTCGAGCGGGTTGAACAGCTTCGACTGGACAATATCCTGCGTGCCCTTGTGGTACGGGTCGAGCCGCCGCTGATAGCCGTAGCCGTTCTTCACGACCCAGTAATTCACGGCCTTATCGGCGTGCAGCGCGTCACGGTCGATCTCGGCGGCGACCAGCGCCGGATTGTCGAGGTAGAGCATCGTGATCGTCCGGCCCGCGCGGATGATCTCAATGTAGGCGTTGCCCGCCAGCAGGATGTAGGAGAGCCACTGTTCCACAAAGCTCGGCCCGCCGGCATCCGCCAGCAGCCGCGCCGACGGCCCGCCGCGGCCGCTGTCGTCCCACTTGACCTGCTTGCCCGCGCTCGCGATCAGCGACACGCAGGCGTACACGTCGGAGTTCTTCATGTAGCCCGCGCTCGCAGCCTGCGGGTAGCTGTGCGGTGTCCATGACGCCATCGGCATCCCGCTGGCCCATGAACCGTACACTCGCACGCTCGGCTCGTTACTGCCGCCGTCGTGAATGATCGGCACCTCGCCGTTCGCCTTGCGCGAGACGCCGTTACGGCTGAAACCGAGGCGGGTCAGGAATTTATCAAACACGGCGGCGGCAGGCACTTTGCATACTTCCGTTCACGAGGTTTATGGCGTGTGCGCTTTCAGGAGTTCGGCCCAGTAATAGTCCATGACGACGGATTCCGCGCCCGCTGTTGTCATGCGGCCCAGAATCTGCACTGTGATGGGCGCATTGATCGGCTCAGTGAAGGACGAAAAACCGCTGGGGAAAAGGAATGTACCCTGATCGCGCTGCGCACGCAGGGAAGCCCGCTGCGCTGCTGCCCCGGTGATGGTGATCTCGGCCCAGAAAATGCCGCCCGTATCGGTGACGCCGAGAGTGACATCCACCGAGGCGGCCGCAGCGCCAAACTTAAGGCTGAAGCGAGCTGCTATCGCGACGCCGCCGGCATGAATAATACGGCCATATATGCGGATGATGTCGCCGACAGCGAGCGTCCCGGCGGGAATCGTGAACTGCCCCAGTACCGTGTTGGTCGCGGCGGCATTAGGCGGTCCCAGAGCTGCATTGACCGCGAGCGAAACGGTAGACCACGGCGCCGCGGCGCCGGCCGGTCCAGTTGCTCCGGTTTGCCCTTGCGGTCCCTCTGGTCCCTCCGGACCTTCCGGACCCGCAGGACCCTGCGGACCCGCCGGCCCTACGACATGGCTCGCGAACACCCAGACATCCGCATCGGACCAGATCCACAGATCGCCGGTGTCGTCGGTGATGTATGCATCGCCCGGTTTCGGATTCGTCGGAAGATCGGCGTATGTGGGTACATTCCCCTTAACGTCGATGCCGACTCCCGGCGGTCCTTCGATCCCCTGTATGCCCTGCGGTCCCGGCGACCCCTGTATGCCCTGCTCGCCCTGAGGACCTGCCGGCCCCGGTTCGCCGGGTTCGCCCTGCGGCCCCGGCGGCCCCGGTTCGCCGGGTTCGCCCTGCGGCCCCGGCGGCCCCGCCGGCCCCGCCGGGCCGGAATCCCCGGTGCGCCCGGTCATCAGATTGACCCGGAACTTCTGCACCGGCTCGAGCACGGCGTGGAACTTCTGTGTCTCAGACACGGGTCACCTCCGGCGTCACGATCACCGGTCCTGCGAGCGGCGTACTGATGACTCCGTCAGGCGATATCAGGTCGAGATCCCACACATAGCGGCCGTTCAGCGTCTCTGTTGCGTCATGCCCGAGCGACAGCAGCACCCGGTCGGGCAGCGCGAACTCCACCTCGATCTCCGCCGCCACTACCGGCTCGGAATCGGCGTATTTACGCCTGATCTGCGCCTTCGCCGTATAACCCGTCAGGTCGGCCGGCGCACCAGTCGCCACATCGGTGAACGTCGCCTCCGCAAGCCAGTCCGAGCCCTGGTGGATCGTCACCGAATCATCACCGTACATAGTTCCGTTCATACTTCACGCTTGCCGGAATTCAATCTCGCGCGCGTACGAGCTGGCATCCCAGTTGCCACTCAGTCCGAGCATCCGCCAGTACCGATGCGGCGTCTGATGCGCCGACATCGAATACATGTTGCATGTTGGACCGTTCGCCGGCCCGTTCGCCGGCTGGAGCGCGAATGACGGCCCCGCGTCCGTAAACCCGGCACCGTCGTCGCTGTACTGCCATTTCCAGTCGCCCAGATACCATTCGCCGCTCGCGATCCAGCGTGCCCCGTCGATCCGCTTAGGCGTCCCGAAATCAAATTTAAGCCACCACCCCGCGACAGATCCGCCGGCAAAGAACGTGTTCGCATATGCTCCGTCAAGGAGCGCGTTATCCGCCGATCCGACGCCGTTTTTCGTGAGCGTGATCGCGGCCCGGCGATCGCCGGTCACCCACGCGGTTGCCGCGCCACGGTTGTACGGCGGCGATATGCGAAACTCCACCTCGCGGACATAGCCGATGTTGCTCGCATTTCCGCTCACACCCAGCAGCCGGTAGTACTGATAGTCCGCCGCGTTGCCGTTCAGCGCGGTTTGCGTCTGCATCGTGGAGCCGCCGAGCACAAACGGCGCCCCGATGTTCGCCCACGCCGTCAGATCGTTGCTCCCCTGCCAGCGCCACGTCCCGTGAGTGTCCGCGCCCGACTGATACCAGCGCACCTCATCGATCACATAGCGGTAGTCGAGAGCGAACAGAATGTGCTTCCCGGCAACCGGATCAGTCCCGAAGAAGAAGTCGTTCGCCTGTGTGCCGTTGACCAGCGCATCCATCCGGCTACCGTGCGAATAGTCACTGGTGACTGTGATCATCGCGCGGCGGTCCCCGGTTGCGCCGGCGCGCGTATAGTCCGGCGGAAGCACGGACGGCGCGAGCGTGACCGTTCCGGCGACACGGATCGACACCTCTGCCATCAGCGCGTCGTCCGGAGTTGCCTGCGGCGTCGGGTACGACTTCACGAACCCGGCGAACGTCGCCGTATACGCCGGAACCGTAGCCCATTCGATCTTCATGTTTGTGGTTGTGCCGCTGATGAACAGATCCCAGAGCCCGCCCGTTGCGGGACCGTGTGACGGCAACTCCGGGTCCCACACCAGCCGATCGACTGCACCTGCGCGACTTCCGCGTATGTCCCCGGCGCGCCCTCGATACTGAACTTCGCGCCGCGTCCGGTGTATTTAGCCACCAGTCACCACCTCACCCTGCATACTTCCGTTCATACATCCGCCGATGTAAACTAGCCTTGAATGCCATCGTCACAACCTGATCCGGCAACGTGGCTGACCACATCCGACGTATCGCGCCAGCTCGGCGTCAAACCGCGCACCGTCGCCGACCTCGTGTGGAAAGAGCGCCTGCATCCAGTGAAGTACGCTCGACCCGGCATGACCGGCGGCGCCATCAACCTGTTCGATCCGGCAGAGGTCGAAGCGCTCGCGGATGAGCGGCGGGCGGCGAAGACCGAGATCGTGCCGGCCGGCACTGCGGTTGCGCCGCGGCCATCCATGCTGCTTCCTGCTGTGCGTGTCATCGATTCGCCCGTTACATCCCTGCCGATTGACCGGAAGCGGTATCTGACGATCGAAGAAGCGGTTGCATATACCGGACTCGGCGAGTTCTACATCCACAACAACTGCCAGTCGTGGCCCATCGGGCCCCACAGGCGCGCCGTCTACGAACGGAAAGACCTCGACACGCTATGAGCGCGTGGTAAACACCACACGAAAGCCGTTGCGCAGCCCTTCGATGAACTCGGCGAGATCGCCGGGCGCGAGCGTCAGCGACCCGATCTCGCGGCCCTCGAACGCCATCTCGAGTTCCGAGTTCTCGCTGTTCGGGAGCGGCGAGATCGAGATGCGCAATTCTTTGTCCGGCATGTCAGCTCCGCCGATTCAACGTACGGGGACTCTCTTCGGGTTCCGGTCTTAATGCGAGCAGAACCACACACTGCGTGATTCCTCTAAGCCCTGACCAACCGGATTCGCAGGGCGTACACCTCCCCGGTACTGCGAGAGTCCCCTTCTCTGTGTGGTATATCGTGCTTTTCAACTCCAGTCCCGCGGATCGAAGCCATAGACGAGAAACAAGAGTATCAGCGTCGCCAGCAGGACCAGCGCTGCGATGCGCGCGGACGGCCGCGGCACGACGCCATCACCCCACCCACAGCGCCCGGCCCTGACTGCGCGGCTTCAGCATCAGCCAGCTCAGCGCCCACACCAGAGCGTCCGCCCGGTTCGGCGACTTCACGAGCTGACCCGGCACGAAGTTGACCATCTCGTCCTCGAGTTCGTTGAATGCACCCACGTGATGAACCCGGCCCTGCTCGTACAACGCGGCCACAGGCTCGGCTCTGACCACCTTGCCGCGGCTCGCGGTGATCTTCTCGTAGCTGATGTTGCGCCGGACCGTGCGGATTACCGATTCGACCAGATCCCCGCCGTTGTTCGTCTCTGCGATGATGCGATCGCCGTCGAGCGCATCGAACAGCGAGATCGCTCGCGACGCCCACTGATCCGGTGGTAAGCGACAGGATTTATCGGCAAGCACATAGCCGTCGCCGTCTACGCCGAGTCCCGCGGCGACGATACCGGTCTCATCCGAGTTCTCGCCGCTTGTTACGGCCGGATCAATCGCTATTACAATCCGTTGCAACTCGGGCGCTTTACGGACCCTCAGCGCGTCGAGCCGCGCCCTGTGCCACAGCGCGCCCTCGGCTTCATCGAGCAGCTCGCCCTCGAGTTCCTGCCGGCCGATGCGCGTGCCGCCGTAGATGCGCTGCAACTCGGCGATGTAGGCGTCGGGAAGGTTTGCCCGGTTGTCCCACGTCTTCATTCGCGAGACGCGCGTGCCGGGGTCCGCGATCAGATCGTGCAGGAATTTGAGCGGCTTCGGCGTGGTCGAGACGATCCGCTGCGGATTGCGTCCGAGACGCAGGCCGGGCAGCAGCAGATCCCAGACCGCCTTCGGGTCGGGGTATGCGGCGATCTCGTCTGACCAGCACGCCGAATGCTGCGGCCCGCGGAGTCGCTCGGGCTCCTCAGCCGAGTAGGTGAAGGCCACGGCGCCCGAGGGCCACGAGAGCCGGCGCACCGACGGCTGCCAGCGCGGCCGGTCTTCGGGCGGGGAGACGTTGAGGATGCCGCTCTCTCCCTCGATCATGACCTGACGGACATCGGCCGAGGTCGGCCCGATCAGAGCGATCACGGCGTTCGGATCGCGCGCCCATTCGCGCACCGCCTCGGCGCAGGGGCGGGTTTTGCCGCTCCCGCGGCCGCCGAGCAGGAGCCATGTGCGCCAGTCCCGTCCGGCGGGCGGCATCTGCTCGGGACGCGCCCACGTCGCCCAGTCCCAGCGCATGATGCGTGCCTCGGCGTCGGTGAGCGCGAGTCCCGCGGCGTAGGCTTGCTGCGGCGTGATGCCGTCCGGCAGGGCGATCATTGCGTCATTCTTCCCGCAGGCGATACGTCACTTCCACGTTTTCGGCCTCAAGTTTAGAGCACGCCTCGTTGACGTAGTTCTTGAGCAATTCCCGCAGCCGATCGCCTGACTTCGCCGATGTGAGCGAGAACCTCACGATAAACGTGTAGTCCCGGTCAGACATCGATCCCCAGAGCCGCGGCCTGAAACACCGGCACGTCCGCGGCGTGAATCGTCTTGAAGTCGTACATCGGCGTCCCGACAGAAGATGTCTGGACGTAGGTGTAGCACTGGCTGCGGCCGATCGCGGCGAGAACGCCCTTCCGCGCCACGTGCGTGTGGCCCGACCAGCGCTGCGAATAGCCGCCGGTCAGGCGAATACAACTGGTGCCGGGGAGGGAAATGGCCGAGCCGATGCGCAGCATCGTCACGGCGCGAGCCCGCGGGGCTCTCCAGAGAAATCGACCGTCTTGGTCGAGTACACACACGCCAGGTAAGAGACTCTTCTGTTTCGGCATCGCAAACTCGGGGGAGAAAACAACGACACACTAATGGTGATCGGGTTTTTTTTGCGCGATTGGCAAAAAGAGCGGCTATTGCCTGAATGGAAGGCGGGCACGGGAGCCGCTGGCTACATGCGGCCCTGCGGAGCGGAAACTACAGCGTACCAGTGAATACAGACCAGCCTGCCGACCTGCAGCACAGACTGGGCACACCAACACGCCGCGGCCACCGAAACATCCGGTAACAATTCCGTTGCATCGTTTATCGCACCGCGGAACGGCACACGTCAACACTTAACGGTGGGAAGCGGAAAAACCGTAATATTCCCGTCTAATATGCGGGTAAATGTATTATCGGTATGCCTCAAATGAGGCTTATCGCGTGCCTCAGATGAGGCGTACGGTGCATCACTCGCCCGGTTCCGCAGCCGGACGCTCTGCCGCCGTAGCCAGACGCGCGGCAACGATCGACTGCAGGCGCTCGGCGATCACGCGCCGGTCATCGCCCGCTTCCGCCAGTGCGGCGACGCCGCCGCTGCCCGTGCCGTTGCGCGCAAGCGAGTTCCAGAGGCTCGACGCATCCGCCGGCGTGATCTGGCCGTCCGCGACAGCCATCAGCAGCGTTCGCGCATCGACGGTCTGGCTCAGGTCGATCGACACCGGATTACCGCGCGGCTTCGTCCAGATCCGCGAGCCGATGAAGACCGCGCACTTGAAGTCGATTTCGTCTTCCAGACGCTCGGCCCGGTCCCACATCCGGTTGAGGAAGTTGATGCCGCGCACCTTGATCATCTTCTGGAGTTCGGCCGTCAGCTTGTTCTTCGCGCCCCTGGGGCGGCCGATCACCTGATTCGGGTTCGTGTTGCGCTGTCGCGGTTCGGCGGGCTCGATGCCCTCGAGCGCGAACTGATCATCTTCGCCGGGCATACGACTCATTTTGCACGATGTTGCCTCAGATCGTCCAGAGTGTCGTTCCGAGCGGCGGGGCGGCGCGGACGGGAAGTCAACGAGATAGGTGGGTGTTTCGGGGTACGGCGGGGCGGCGCTCGGAAAGCGGGTGGTAAGGCGCTCAGTCTACAAGTGCGTTTCTGGTATGCTGTATTTCCGTCCGGTACCGGGCGGCCTCATTGAAGCGTTTGCTCCAGCGGCGAAAACCCGCCGAAACATAAGTATTTCCGTCCGGCCCCGGGCGGCCTCATTGAAGCGCGAAGGGGGCCGCGGGAAGCCCGCAGCCCCTTCGCTGCATTTACCGACGCTGGCTTTCCTGACCCTGCTGCTGGTTTTCCTCGCGCGCCTGTCCGGCGGCGATGTAGGACTGAGCTTCCTGATTGTCGCGGACCTCGAAGGACTCGCCCTCTTTGTGCGCGCGTCCCTGTTTGTCGGTGAACTGCTGCGTGGCAGTGAGTCTCATGGTATAAACCTCCACGGAATAGACCACTCCCACCCGCAGCCCTGTACAGGGATTCACTGCTTGTCTTGTCAGAACGGATCGATGCCCTGAGCCACGGCGTCGAAGACCCACTTGAGGATCGCCTGCTCGCTGAAGATGGAGCCGGCGCGCGAGCGCAGATCCTCGATCGCTTTGCGGCCTTTCTCGTCGATCGCCGGATTCATCGTCCAGAGCGGGGAAGCAATCCATTGCACCAGATAGGCGCGGATCAGCAGGATGTCGCGGCTGGACAGCGGAATGCCCTCGAGGAAGCGCCGGACGGCCGGCACGAGCTGGCCGCCCTGTTCGTACATCCAGTACTTCGGGACGAGCGGACTATCGGGAGGGGGCAGGTTCACTCGCCGTCCTTTGCCTGTTCCATGAGAGCCCGGACCACTTCCACCACCGCCGCCGCGTGATCCGGATGCAGCGATTCCGCGCGCGCCGTGGCAAGCCCCAGCGCCCACATGATGTAGTCGAGCTGCTGCTTCGTGAGTTCGATGGTCATGACGGCTTCCTGTAATCGTCGCCGAGGATCTGGCGCTTCTGACTCTCTGTGAAGTCCGGATCGTTGAGCACATCGGCAATCTGCGCTGGTGTCATTGGCGCCGGGCACGCTTCCGCCGCGGCGCCGCACGCACGCCGGAGATCGGCGCGCCACAGAGCGGGCGAACGAAAGTGATTCGGCACGGCCGTGAGCAGGAAGCCAGTCGGGTTCTTCTTCGACCGGGCTACAGGCCCCTTCACATTGATGGAGTGGGCGATTTCGTCGTCCGTGGCGTCTTTGGCGATCTCGCGGACCATGCGGCAGAGCGATTCTTTCGCGACGGCATCGGAGCCGGGAGCCCAGTAGTGCAGCGCTTCGGCAACGGGGTCGGGAGCGCTTAAAACCGCACTATTTTGCTCGGTTGCGGCGGGGGCGCTTGCGTGTCCGTTTACGCACCCATTCGTCGTCGTCGGCTGTGCTGTTGTTCCGACGACGACGATGTACTTCTTAAGTCTTTCTTCTTCAGTAATAAGGTCGGTCGCCCCGGAAGTCATCACATTCCGATCGGAAGAGTCGCCGCTGCGCGCAACTTCCGGTTCCGGGTCAGGCGGGTCGAAAGTCATCACATTTGATGACTTTCGGTACTCGCGGTAGTCCGCTTTCTGCTGCCGCTCGATCTCTGCCACAGTCTCCTTCGCCCGGGCCAGACGCTCCAGCTCGGCCGGATCGCGCGTCGCAAGGAACGCCTGATCAGTCCGGAAAGTCATCAAATGTGATGACTTTGGGCGATCGACCGGTTCCGGCGCCGGAACCGCGATGATCCTGCGGCCTTCGCACCGGATCGTGCCGCGCGCCTCGTTCTTACGGAACGCACGGCTGATCTCCTGTTTGCTCTTCATGCACTTCGGGCGAAGG